GGCCTGGCAACAATCACCAGAAATGGCGAGATCTTGCCTGCCACGTCCGAGCTCGAGGTGGAAACGTCGCAGACCGGTTCTGATTGGGTGCCTGCATTCAAGGGGTCGTGGACCCAGCAGTCGCTGGACAGCAGCGAGCACGGGATTCAGATAGAAAGCAAAGGCCTCTTGCATATTCGCGCACGCAAGTCAGCGCAGGAAAGCCATGACGTGCGAGATGATGCGGCTATCAAGGTTCGGCGCAAGGCATAGGCCTAGCGCCGACTCTTTTCAGCCTTAGAGATCCAGATCGCGTCGCGGTGTTTCCTCATTGATCCGCTGGATATCCCTGAGGATCATTTCAACCGCAGATCCGAGCCGGTTTAGAGCGTCGTGGAGAGCGATTTTGCTTCGCTCGTCTGACGCAGGAATATTTCCGTACTCATTCAGCAAAGTCTTGAACCTTTTCAGGTCTTCGTTTGCGATGTGGTGCAGTCCAGACATGCTTTTCTCCTAATTCACTTTGATACCCCGCCTCCCTTGCTGGGCCCTCACGCCCAGGAAGCGGAGGCGGTCGAGCATAGGTCAGATAGCTATCACATTGCTATCTATCCATTGCCCCTGACGAGGAACGGCAATGATTCAATACCCGGCAGAATTGCCACTTCCTCTGCAGGAGGGGTATGGCTTGAGCACGGTTGATCCGATGCGGGCTACGCCAATGGTTACCGGGCGGACGCGGTACCGGATCAGGACAAGGAAGCCGCCGACATCTGCACGGTTCACCTTCAACTTCAGTGCGGAAGAGGCGGCGCAGTTCGAGGGCTGGTACACCTGGGCCATTAACCTGGGTTTTGACTGGTTTGAGATGCCGCTACAGACCCCTCTGGGTCTGCAGGTGCATCAGGTGCACTTCAAGGGCATGTACACCGGCGGCGAGCTTGCGCAGATCAAACGCTGGCGTTTCTCAGCCGAGCTGGAGTTCAAGGCCCGCCCAGTTCTGACTGAAGACCAGTACATCGGCGTGTCGGTCGGCATGCCGCTCGACCAGTTCAACACCCAGCTCTCTGGCAGCCTGGACAAGTGGTACACGAGGTACTTCGGATGAGCCTGATCGAAGAATGCTATGCCTCGGGGCGCGGGGAACTGGTCGACACCATCGAGGCGCGGGAGGAGGGTGGCACGGTCTCCCACCTGTACTGCTCTGGGTGGGAAGACCGGGTGTGCACCACGGAGGATGGCCGCACGCTCACCTTCATAGCGATGGCCATGGACCTGGCCCTGCCCAAGAACGACAACAGCGCGTTTCAGAACCTGGTCCTTGGCCTGGACAACGTGACCGGCGAGGTCCAGGAGGTCGTGGAGGCGGCCAAAGCGACTGACAAGCGCTTCATCATCACCTTCCGGCGCTACCTGGCCGAGGACCTGTCCTTCCCGCAGGAGCGGTACCGTATGACGCTGCTCAGTCGGGAGTATGAGGACGACGTGGCCAAGCTCACTGCCGGCTTCTTCGACCTGCTCAACACCAACGGTCTGCGCACCATTCTGACCACTACCTTGGCACCCGGCCTGAAGTACATCTGACCATGATCGAGAAATTCATGCGCGCCCCGTATCGCGAGGGCGCACGGGGGCCTATTGCCTTCGATTGTTGGGGGCTGTGTCGCGCGATCCGGCACGAGTTCTTCGGGCTGGATTTGCTGCCATCCCTGGGCGGCGTGGGCAAGGACAAGATTCGCGCGAACACGAAGGCATACCGCGTGCTGCGCAAGGCCATGGAAGAGTGCAGGCCAGAGCCCGGCGCAATTGCAGCGGTTCTGCGCGGCGAAGCGCTTCTGCATGTCGGCACGGTCCTTCTGAGCGAGGGCCGACTGAAGGTGCTGGACACAAACCCCGGTGGCGCCTGCCTCCGGACAACCGGCGAGTTCGAAGCCGCTCATCCCAAGGTGGTCTATTACCGTGATCGAGTTCTACCCGAACAAGCTGAGTGATACGGCGCCGCTCGGCACCTGGAAGACCGGCCGCCGCATGTCCATCGAGGAATGGCTGAAGGCCCTGGCTCCGTC